TGTCGAGCCAGCCGCCCGTGTTCTCGTCGGCGCGCGCGCAGTGGTAGCGGGTGAACTCCGAGCGCCCCATTGCGGAACGTTTCATCGTGTTCCAGGCGCGGCGCAGGCTCGCTAGGTCGGGCTGTCCGTGCGGCAGGCCAGGGTTGGCCTTCGGCCAGTGCGCCTCGTCGCCGACGGCGTCGCCCTGGTCGATGCCGTACAGCATGGCGAACAGGGTGTCGTCCTCCGACTCGCCCGAGAGGACGGCCTCCGCGCCCTTCACGAGCTCGGCGTAGTGGTTCTCGGGGTTGCTTCCGGGCGTCGAGATGATGACGCCGAGCGACTCGCGGCGCTTCGCGCCCGTGGTCAGGAGCTTCGTAAGGAACCTTCCCTTGAACTCCGCCGCCTCGTCGGCGATCCAGAGGCTCGGGTTGAGGCCGTCGAGGGACCGCTCGAGCGCCGGCAGCGCGCTCATCTCGCAGTCGTGCGACGGCCGCGCGAGGTAGTCGAAGCGCACGACGCAGGACGGGTCGCCGAGCCGCCGCGCCATCGTCGCGGCCGTGTCGAGGCAGATGCCCGCCTGGTCCTCGTTGTTGGCGATGACGTGGACCCGTCGGCCGTCGCCGCCGAACACGTCCTCGAGGCAGAGGCCGGCCATGAGCGTGGTCTTGCCGTTGCCGCGGCCCACCTGCAGGATGCCCAGGCGGAAGCGCTGGCGGCCGTCCGCGGCGCGCCACCCGCGGAGGTTGCCGATGACGAACTGTTGCCACGGGTGGAGGACGAACGGACGGCCCGTGTCCTCGCCGACCAGCGTGAGCCCCTCGATGAATCCGATCGCCCGCGCCGCTGCCTGCTCGTCCCAGCTGATGTCGGTGCGCTCGAGGTCGCGCATGAAGCGCTGGCAGGCGGCGTAGACCCACTTGCCTGCGGGCGATCGCCCGTTTAGGACCGACTCGGCGTACTGGGTCAGCGTCTTAACAATCATGCGAAAGTCGACCACCCCCCCGTTTTGGGCGGTTTTCGGGGGTGAAAAACCTCATTCTGAGCGCGCCAAGGCCGCTTTTTCTTGCAGGGGCCAACGCTGGCACCTCGGATAGGGTCGATTCTGCAGCCTACCCCCCCCATCAAAAATGTGGATAACTTGTGGACAAGTCAATGACGCAAGTCCCTGCTGTTCGGGTGGTTGTGACGCGCTTCGTGGCATGCGTTGCACAAGCTCACGAGGTTCGACTCGTCGTACATCCGCTCGGGCGCCGCGTGGCGCGGGACGACATGGTGCACGCACTGGGCGAGACGGTCGCAGTCCGCGCACAAAGGGTGGCGCATGAGCCACCGTTTGCGGAAGCGACCCCAGCGCCAGCCAGTATGCGTGCCTGCATCACGCTCCCTGCGGTGGCGCGTGTTCATCTCCGGCATCGCCGGCAGCCTGTGCTTGAAGGGCTCTGGCATGGGCCACCTCCTCGGCAAGGCGCTGCAGGTCGGACACCCGGCAGACGATCAGCCAGGGCTTGTAGCTCGACCTGCACACGACCAACGGTACGCGCTTGGTCTTCGCGCTGTCCCTGATCGCCTGGTCGAGGAAAAGATAGGGGTTGAGCCGCTCGGTCCGCTTGACCTCGATGTGGAGGCCTGGCGCGTACTCGCACACGACGTCGGCTGTGCCCGCGCGCCCCGAATACTGGACGGTCCTGCGGCACTCGCCGAGCACCGCAGACAGCGCTTCCGCCGCCTCGAGCTCGCCCGCCGCTCCCTTACCTCTGCTGTGTAGTGCCATGCGGAGCATTATGGACTATAAAGCCTTGGCTGTCTATATGCACTATGCATAGATTCTCTGAATAGTCTTTTGCTCTCCAAGAAAAAGGCTTGAAACTGCAGATTCCGTCCCGTTACGCTTTGCGGCGCTCTGCTGGAGCGACGCGCCTTGCGTAACGGGCTCAATCCTGCGGTTTCCGCTTCTTCGGAGCTGGAGGCTGCCAGAGGTCGAGAGGGTTGAGGCCATCGGCGTAGTCGTGCCAGACGCGCGGCGGATCGACATGCAGCACCTTGGGGGCGACCGCAGGCCACGACCTGCAGCGGGCCTGCATGGTCACGCAGCCCTCCTGCTCGTGCCGCATGAACACGACATGGCTGTCGGTTGCCCGGCCGATCGACCCTGCGCCTGCGCCCACATCCATGACCTCCTTGCCGCTCTGGCTTCCCTTGGTGCTGTGGTGCACGAGGATCGTCGCGGCCTCGGATACGCCCGCGATCTGGTCGATGTGGTTGTAGAGGGCGGTCATGTCGCTGTTCGAGTTCTCGTCCGAGCCCGCCGGGATGAACCGATAGAAGGCGTCGATCACGACGAGCCCGTACTCGCCGCGGCCCGCCTCGCGCATGGTGTGCTCGAGGTCCTCGACGCTGCCGCGCGTGCCGCGGATGAAGGCGACATCAACGAACCGGGCCAAGTCGTTCTTGTCGAGCCCGTCCTGCCAGGCGACCTTCCAGAGTCGATTGAGCGCCGTCTCTGGGTGCAGCTCGTTGTCGATCAAGAGGATCCTCTGCCGCTCGCACTTGTGGCCGCACCAGACGGCCCCGCGCACCATGGCGCTGATGAGGCTGTAGACCATCCATGTCTTGCCGGTCTTCGGGCTGGCGATCCAGTTGCATACCTCGCCGCGGCGGATGAGGCCGTGCACCAGGGGATCCCTCAGCCGGGGCTCCTGCTCGGGCAGGATCAGGGGCTGGATGCTGAACTTTCGCGGTTCCATGCGTTTCTCCATGAGACAAAGAAGGGGAGCGGCCGGGTGGACCGCTCCCCCTCCGAGGTGGAAGGCCCGCCGACGGCAACGAACCGCCGGCGGGCCCACGCGAATGGCTTAGAACGGGATCTGGTCGTCCGAGATGCCCTGGGCGACGCCGCCCTTGGCGACATTGGTGATCAGCTGCTCGACGGTGCCGTCCTTCTTCGTCCACGGCTTGAGGCTCACGACCACATTGTCGCCGCGCATGAGCGGGTCGATGCGGGCGATCACATCGTCGTCGAAGCAGACGAAGCGCTGTCCGTCCTTCAGCTTCAGGCCCGCCATCGTCTTGCCGTTGTCGCGCTGCTTGACATCCCAGAACGCGACGACGCCGACCACGGTGCCGTTGCCCCCTGCCGGCGCCGCGCGCGCGGCGGGCGCCGCCGACGGGGCGACCTGCTTCCCACCCTGCTCGATCTTGTCCGCGAGCGCCCTAAGCGCCTGTGCCACTTCACTTGCCTTCACTGGTCCCTGCCTTTCTCGCCTGGTGGCGAAGTTGCTCGATCTCATCTGTCTGCCTCACAATCACGCGCAGGGCCTCCTCGAGGCAGCGCACGGTCTTCTCGAGGTCGCGCGTCGTCATCCGGTCGACCTTGGTGCGGGAGAGGATGTCGATCCTCATCCTGAGCGCGTCGGAGAAGTCGTGCATCTCGACGCTCCGCTCGACGGGCGGCACATCCTGCCGCGCGGCCTCGCGGTCGCGGTCGCGCTGCGCCGCGGCAAACTCCGAATAGCCGTGCTGTCCGGGAAAGCCGCTCACGCGCCACCCCCTTCCTTGCGGGCAAGGTGTTCGTTCAGCATCCGTGCGTGATGCGGACAGTTGGCCGCAATCTCAGGCGGAACCGCTACTACTCGGAGGTGGTGTTCGATGGCTCGTTGCAGCGCGATGGAGTAATCCCGCGCATTCTCGCGCTGCTTGATCGCGGCGGCGAGTTCGGCGCGGAGGCGCTCGATCTCTCGACCCTCCTCCGTAACGAACGGCTGCGGCTCCAACGGCGGAACAACGGCGTCCTCTCTGCGCGCCTCCTGCTCGTCGCGATGGAATACCCTCATTGCTCCCCCTTCCGCATCGCGGCGAGCGCGTCCATCGCAATCTGAGATTCCCTAGACGGGTGTCCACGATAGTCCTGATTCGCGATCTCCTTCAGCACCCATACCGCCTTGTCGCGCTGATTCTTCAGCGCGTCCCGCTCCGCGACGAGCAGACGGAGAGCAGTGCTATGGCGCGAATTATGTGGGTCGCGCAGAAGCCACAGCAGCGCGGATATCTCGTAGTCGTTGGTGGGTTCACTCACGCGCCACCCCCTTCCGCATCGCGGCGAGCGTCGCGTCTGCTGCACTTACGGCAAAGTCTGCCATCGCCTCGTTTGA